GCGTCTCTCGTAACTTTAATTCTGAATAACTCACCCGCAGCGACTGAATCCATATCTGCACCATCCGTAAACGCAACGGTGACCACATCCACATTACCGGCTGTAGCAGGAACAGTCGTATTATCAATACTATTTACAGCTGCGAAACTATCTGAATCCACATCTAACTGTTGATCTCCAATTCGTTCAAATGCCACATCCCAGTCAATATCTCCGGAGGTCGCTGATTCCATAGAATATCCAATGTATACCGTTACCCCACCGGCATCATAATTGTCTAGTAAGTATCCCGTAAATACGGCTGACTCATTTGTACCACCATCGAAATCCAGAACGGGATGTACGTTCCGCAGGTCAGGGGTAGCACCATCACTCGCCGGGGGCTCATTATCCCGAGGGAAAAATACACATAATACATCTCCTGTTGCCATCCGGTTCTCCTTATAGACTTATTGACAGTATACCACTTGCACTCCATTGGATAATCACATCACCACCAGTAGGTGAAAGAGGAAGTCCTGTGACACCCGTATCCCAGTAAAAGATAAGATAAGACGTACTTTCCGTCCCTGTATGCTTATAAAGAAGGATCGCCTCTACAGATGCTCCACTTACGGAACTTAATGTCTTGTCCGCAGCATCTAATACTCCATCCGTGGTAGTTACGGATGCAAGTGCACTGCTTGTAGCAACCCGCCCCGAACCTCCTACATCGTTTAAAAAATCGTGTGCGTCAGAATATGTGTAGTTCCCCGCATCTATGAGTATAGCCCGCAGATCATTTGTTCCAAAAACTACATTCCCATCCATTATCGCTTTGCCACCGCTTGGGTACATTGCATTAGCCATTCTTTCCTCCGATAACCATGTTAATGTTAACTAACTTACTAATCTCTTGTGCTGTCGCCACATTCTGTAACATGCTCCCCGCCAAGTTCAGCGAAATTTGAGCGCGATTCATATTGTTTAGTTTAGTGGCCCAGATAAGTCCAACCGCATAATGAATACACGTATGCGGATAATTTATACTTATTGTATTGCTCGCCCCATCCGACTCAAGAGGCGCACAGTATTTATGCAGAAATAACTCCAAGTCGTTTCCAACTTCTGTAGTGCTTGGTCTGGGATGAATAAAAATACTATTTTGTAGTCTATAACAAATGCGGGGCTCCCCCTCCGCGTCAACCCGAGACCTCCCTGAGCCATGAGAGTATTCATTAAATATCCCGAACCTGATATTACCAGAGAAGTCGGTTTGTGGCATATTGACAAACCCGCGCCCCGGAGCATCGTCCACGGAATCATAGTCATATAACTGATCCGGACTGACTATTCTAAGTTCCTTGTACGTCTTTTCTGTGCCTCCTACATCTATATAGGATGCGGAACGGATGTACTTGGTATTGCTGGGAATAGCCCAATTATTATTATTGGCAGATACATCACCGGAAGTAAAGGTGTAGTACCAAATATCCTCATCATATATTGCCGAGACATTTTGTGTAATAGCCTCGATTGCCGTATTCAATAGTGTATCTACTGTAGTATTTATACCATCATTGGTATGCGTAATCAGGTCTTTTACTACCGTTCTCATCTCAGCCCGCGTCATTACTTCTCCTTGATCCAGCACTCTTTATTGCCGCCAGTATATAGTTCACCTTCACCACCTAATGAAAAGGGGAACCCCATCATACCAAAATATGATACAAGGGGTACATCCACTTTGAGATAATCATATATTTCCTCCACTATCTCACCGTCCTGTATGGAGCGGACACACGGCTTATTTTGTCTACTCCCTATAACGAAGAATGGCATTACCAGACGTAATCAATACCCCCACTTGGTATTTCAAACGGGTGTTTCCTTCTTGTGTCTTCCCGACCGTCTCTTGTCTCAAGATTAAACTTGTCCAAGAATCCGCTCTGGATATAACGAGTCTCCATCAAGATAATATCTGCATGCTTTGATACCAGATTCCAGCCCCAGTACGCATACACATCAAGACCTTTCCACTGTGAATATACGGTTTGTTTATAGAAAGTCAGACGGTACAGCCCGTCGGGCTTGTGTTTCAGAACGCGAATTAGTTTATTATCCGCGTGCGTCCCGTGTACCGCACCTACGTCTGTCGTAAGCTGGTCAATCAAATCAAACTCCTGTTCCTTCGCTCCTGTCTCCAAATGAAGCGTCACAGGGAGTGGTGGCTCATAAACCAGTATCGGCTCGGCATCGGGTTTGTCCTCATAAGTAAAACCCCTGATGGGGTGAGGAATCCTGCGTCCAGCAAACGGCGGGTCTACAATAGTCACAGGCTGGATTGCTACCTCCCATTTCCACTTGTCCTTGTTGCCTTTCTTTGTACTTTGACTGGGGTCAGGGAGGTGCGGCCTAGAAAATGTTACAGGGTCTTCGTAAGTAAAGACTGGACGTGTGTCCGATTCCGGGAGACCCATCTCACGCTTGACTCTCTTGGCCTTATCATCCATAGACATTATCCTTATCGAGACCCCGCTTGTCCTATCATATAAGACAAGCGAGGTAGAATTACTTACACAACATTGTCAGGATACCATCCGAGGTACATATAGACTATATATGCACCCCCTTCTGTACCTGAGTCAACACCTGCGGTTTTCTGTTCAACGATTATCTGGTCACCAGACTTAACGTTAAACGGGGCCCATGTTGAACCAACAACCGCTGCGAGCGAATACGTCTTCCACTTAGCATCGGCTTCTACCAACGTAAAAGTACCTTTCTCCACTCTAGCTGAATCACTAGGATCAAGATCAATACCAACTACGTTCGAAGTCATATCGAGTGCAACCAGTTCAGTAACGATAAGCTGGAACTCTCTGACTATAGCCGGATGCTTAAAAGTGAATACGAATATATCCGCAGCAGCCGTTTCCGAAGGCGTGTCCGTAATAAACAACGGCACTACAACTGTAGGCATACTTTCCATTATTCATCTTCCTCCTTTTAAGTGCTCCAGAATCTTACAATCTGGAAATTATCATCTGTAGAATACGTCCAGACTTTGCCAAATCCAGTCGTAGCCATCCACGCGATACCGAAGAACCGTTTAAAGTTCCACATATCTACCGCGACGGTCTCAGGTTCAACAAGAGCCTCAGCTACAGCATCGTCCCCAATAACTATGATTTCGCCCTGCTTAGTACCTGTACCAAGCGTAGACGAAAGAACGTTATTCTCAGTTATAAATCTAAAACCCCACGAAGTACCTATCTCACCTTTGATAAGAACCTCCGGCATATCGTACTTGTACTGTTCAAGTACGCCGTTAGCCCCTACATCAGTAAAAAGAGCACTCTCAGCGAATGGACTCATGATGGCAAGCCAGCGGCTCCCATCATACTTGGAAATCTTGTTTGCTTTCAAATGAGCAGACAAGAGTCTAAAGTCCTGTGCAGATACATTTCTAGTTGCAGCCGTAGAAACAGTACCATCCGTGTCGAGTGTACCTGTCTCTGCCCCTGCTGTACCCGTGGGAATCCAGAATACATCCGCAGTACGATACTCAGTACCCGCTACAGTATCCATACTCTCCGTTGAATTTATCTCTATGAGCCTCTGGAGTTTCTCGTCCAGCATGTACTCGGCAATATTCTTCGCCTTACGTGAGTAAACAACACCCCCGCCATATTCCTGTACGGTAATGTTCTTCTCGTTTATTTGCGGACTTGAAACCTGCATTGCGGTCAACTCAGGGATCGCGGTAGAATTCTGGTCAAGTTTCTTATACTTTTCAATCGTCACCGATTGTCCTGCATGGGCACCGAACCTGTCTTCTGCGCGAGCCTGAGACCGGAATACAGTCTCAGCCATGTTATTCATCCTTATACGATGTGACATAATCTCTTTGGCAAGATTAGTCACGTCATCGGTATAGGACATCATTCTCGCATTATCAGCCAATGTATTTATCCTCCATTTCTAGTTTAGTCTTCCTTCGATCTATTGATTTCCGCAATAATTCCTTCTAACGCTTTCGCTGTAGTAGACTGTTGCTTGCTGGTTTGCTGAGCTAACTTGAGCGCGCTTCTTGCCTTGACAATTTTCTCTACCGTTTCGAGCGTCACAGGATTAGTTACGTCTATCTGTGTTACTTCCTTGGGATTGATCTCATCAGGGACACGCGCACCAGACGGTAATACTCTATCGTCTTTCGGTGCGTCGTCCTTTTTGTCAATGGGCGCGGGAGAGGCTGTTTTTGGTTCTTCCTTTGGTTTCGGAGGAGCCATTAATTTGTCCACCTGTCCTATCGCGCCATCCACAAGCTCCTGAATACTCATACCATTCTCAGGCTTGTCTATATCAATGGCCCTTCCCTCAGCGGTTACGAACCCTATCTTGCTCCGCACCGCGTCAATTACAGCTTGTTTCGCCGTGTCATTATCACCATACTTAGCAAGTCCTTTTTCCAAAGCTGCTTTTATGGCGTTCTCTTTTTCTTCTTGTGTAGACATCACGTCCTCCTATCACACAGCACCCGCAGGTTGACTTTGGCCCGGCTGTCCTGTCCCGGTCTGTGGTGCTGGTTGTGGCTGTTGTACCGCCTGTTGGATTTGCATTTTCTGGGCTTCACGCATCATGGTCTGTAATTGCTCCAAGTCAGCCATGTCTACAATCTCTTCCGGTCTGTCATCAAGAATCTCAAACAGCTTACGTATAAGCTTGGTAAACAAGGTACTGGCTTGAACCAGTGGCATGTTGCCGATTACTTGCCAGATTTGCAGGTAACGGTTAAAATTAGCCATCCTTTGTATTTTGCCACTTACTCCCGTGACTTCGACTCGCATGTCAACCAAGTCAGCCCGTATGTCCTCCACCGTGAGGCTATTCAGGACTTCCTTCACCTCGGGCGGGGCAGGTTCAATGAACCTTTTGAAATCATCCTTATGAGAATGCATGTGCATAAGTCGTGTCGTAAGTATTAAGCGGAAGTCTTCGCTTATTTTCGTGGATTCAACATGCGCTCCCATATCAGTAAAAAAGGCTGTACTCTCCTGAGTCTTCAGGTTTACTTCACCCAATGTCGGTCTTCCTTTGGACGTGGCTTGTCCAGAGAAAAATTCATTGACCCATCCCTTGTTCTGTAATTCCCTGTCCAGAAAAAATCCTACCTGTAAGAGAGAGGATGTTAGATTACTCGGCGGGAAAGACGAGTGTAACATCGGCGTACTTCCATGCTTCGTGTACATTTTTCCCGGAGTTATTCCAGACGTCGCGGAGTGGGCCGTATCCGATGTAGCAACTTCTGCATCATATTCGTGTACTCCCAGAGCAGACAAATATGCGGAGTCAAGCATCAGGTTTGTAAATCCTACATAGTGTGTGACGAGATCATGTATTTTGGAGACATAACTGCGTCCATACCGACCAGAAATATCCATCATAGGATTAGCTACTGAATAAGGAAAATCACCGTTCGGTAGTATATAGTTCTCCAAGTGCACGACGTATGCGTCATTCACTACAATAAAATGTATATACGGACTTAGTTCTTTTCCACTAGGACTAAGCAAGCATTTCGTATATACATACTTTAATGTTACAGTAGGCAGCGCGTTATGCTTAAGCTGCTGTTCTACTGTTTCTAAAACTTGTTTAGTGTTTACCCACTTATTCACGCGGGCAAGCATTTTAAATTCATGCAAGGGTACTCTGGGGCATATCTCAATAATAAACTCATCACCGTATGGATCAAGTCGTATATTCTTTGGGTCGATAGTGACAACCTGTATCTCCCCGCGAGTCTCAGGTTTGAGCGTCGTCCATCTTTCTTTTTCTTGGTCGAAGACGGGAATAAAATCCTGCCTTTTGGCATAGACGATCTTGTGCGCCATAACAGCCTGAACAAGAGACTTCGAGAAACTCTCTGTAAATTTCTTGGGGTATGATGTAGAACGGAGATCAAGGCGCAGTAACTCTTCGTAAGCCTTCGCCCGTTCGGGTATGTGGTGTCTTACCGTAAAGTAATTCCCGGCAATGGCTACGTTTACCAACGTCTTCTGCATAAAATAAGAAATTCGGGTAACCAGATTATCAACTACCGGGTCTTTGAGTTGCGACTGCCAATTATACCTGTGGAAAGGGAGACCATAATTGTCCTGATAAAGACGCATATTCTTTTCCCAGTCCGGTAAAACTTTTTCTTTCCAATATGTATCCGCTTGCCCCCATACTACCTCGAAATAATTTAATACGTCTTGGTGAGTTACAGACGTAGTTTGATCATCAATAGAAAGAGACCATCCTGTCATTTTTATAGGCTTAGGTGCGTCCACTATTCATACTCTCCATATACATCATTTATATAATCTTTCTTAGGTTCAATGTCTATTCCCCGCTTCTTGGCGAGGTCAAGAACTTGCTGGTTATTGACTTGAATTGTTCTAAACCGTTTCTCATTATATTGTTCTTCTTGTGGTAGTCTCTTACAATACTGAATGAGGAGCTTGAAATTATCACTAGGATGTTCAAACTTCTTATCACGCTTCGGCTTGCCTTTCGTGTCTCGGGTATAAAGACTAAGCATATTAACAAACAAGGAGGCATGCTCAATATCAATCTGTATCTCAGGCTCCCGCTTGATAATATTTCCAAGTGCCATATTACATGCCACTATCGACGTCTCAACTGAGACATAGATTACACTGTAATCATTCAACCCTTTTTCCCTAAAAACATCCACCGCCCGTTCTTTGGTCACCCCGCGTTTGTCTGTACTATTTGCATCATGGGGGAGTATTTCGTGGGTGCTCATACACCGCGGGAATAACTCACGTGTTTTTGCGTCTACCTCATCAATGAAGTTCCGTAACTGAATATTATCGCCCAGCAAACAGAACATAATCTTTTTCCTATTATAGCGGTCTATCTGAAACCCAGTACAGCACGGATGCTCATAGCCCAAATCCCACACTCTATATAGTGTACTCAGATTGTCAAACTCAGCTACAAGCTTTTCCTTGTCATGTAGTTGTGGACTATAATCCTCATAAACAATTATGCCCTTCGGCTCGACAGGGAAGAACCCTCCCTTAGAAAATCTCCAAGAGCGCCCCTCGGCTGTAAACTTTTTCTTACGTCTAGCTATGTCCTCTTGGTCTAAATAAATATTATCTTCTATTTCCAAGAAATAAAAACTAATATCACTTGAACCTTTAAGTCTTAAATCATTTTGGTATTCTTGATACAGGGATGTGAATGCATAATGGTCTTCCGCCTCCTGTATAAGAAAAGACATGGTGAGTCTCCCGTGCTTTCTGAGAATTCGCGCCAAGAGTTCATCATGCTTTTCAGCCGGGATAACCTCGTCTATCCACCCCCAATCGAGCGGAGCACCAGCAAAACTGTTTAGCTTTGACTCCATCGATTTGAAGACAAGAGTAGTTCCAATCCATGGATCAACAATTGACCCAATTTTTCCCTTTTCTTCCCATAGGATTTCAAACCCATACTCTTCTAATTGTTCAGGTGCGGGAAGAAGTCCTATGTCTCTGGATGGACTCAATATGTCTGAAAAAAAGATTAGCTGACTGGAGTCTTTTTGAATGTTTGAGTCAGTTGAGGCTATCCAGAGTAACTTACTCCCGAAATCAGGGGGAGGAATGGTACGGAATGGAGACCACCCTATAAACTCAAAAGCAGTCTCAGCCGCGGCTGCCATCGATTTCCCCGAGCCATTATTGCCGTATGCATATTTCTGCGTATTTACATCTTCGTGGTATGCCCTGAGCTTGGGAATGGGCGTATAAAAATAAATGTTTCCGTATCTCTTACGCATCTCCTCCATCTTACCCGCAAACCGTATCTTATCCGGGGGAGGAAGAGCATTAAGAAATTCCCACTCTTTGTATAAATCAGGGTCTTGATACCACCAAAGAAAACGCTTCTTTGGAAGTTTACCCATATAGTTTTTCTAGCATTGTTTCAAAGTCAATGTCGTCTTGGAGCATCGTAACTAAATGTTTTGCTCTGGACTTGACTTGTCCAGCCCACTTACTGTGCATTAGTGCACGACCAGCTTCCGCAAAGTTGCCTCGTTCGATAAGGGTGCGAGTGTTCACGAACTTTTCAAACCCTGCCGCACCTAAATTAAAAATCAGGTCTACAATAACCGCCTTCCGCGGCAAAGATAAATTTTCCCATCCTACACCTGAAGCTCTGGCAGCATCAATCGCGGACTCAACTTCATAATCTAGCAAGGCGTGTATCTCTTTCAGGTTTAATAAACGCTGTCCACTATAAACGGATTGGAATCCGGGTATTTCTAACTTTTCAAATATCACCATGGCATCCGGCTTGTCCATATTAAATCCTACCCCCACCGTTTTATGCCCGGTAGTGTCAAGATATACTTGCCGGCGTGCCCCTTCGTGTACCATCAACTGCCGTCTAACCACCGCCTTTAGCGCATTAGGATCAGGCATCCAGTCTCGTACTCCTCTTATAATTTTCTAACGCTTCTGCGTACTCCTTTTCTTCCGGCTGGGGCATATCTTCGTTCTTTTGTGGCATACGTGGGACAAATGGCTGTTTAGGACTCAAACTTATGGCTGTAGAAACCATGGCCTTTAACAGAAGTCTTTTCTCCCGTATCCATACGAGAGCAGATTTTTTATCGCCCGTAGCAAGAGCGTCTTTTATTTCTTTCTCGATTCGTTCACGCTGTTCTTTATAATCATCATGGATTGTACCGAGGAAGTCCTTACTAAGAAAATCCTTAACTTGCTCATTCTTCTCCCATGTATACTGTGCATAGACTTCCGTATCTTTTAAGAACCTGTACAACCGGGAAACCGTCTGGTGATGGAACAAACTCTCAGTCTCAGGATTCGCGCCAAGTGCTCGGGATACTTCCCTGAATGATTTACATCGTTCTTTTAACTCAAGAAAGAGTAGGGCCTTTTCTTCCAGCCTGTTAGCTTCCGGGAAGATTTTACTTAATAAATCAGGTGCATCTATTAGCTCACGCATTATTCTATCTCACCCAGAGGAGAAATTTCCTCAGGGAATCCTGACTGGATAGACTCCTCGGTTTCTATAGAAACATTTGGTATTTTATGTTTTATTTTTTGGGGGATAGCCGGAGCACCAGTGGATACATTCTCCGTCCGTTGTTTCGTCTGTAGATTACTCTGTTCCGCTAATATGTCTGATATTTTTCTACTCTCCGTGGTGACTGGGTTAACCGCCTTTATCCCATCCTTACTAATAATACTGTGAGCAGGGAGAATCTCCTGCTTACGTTTCATGTGGTCAATAGCAGGATCAGCCTTATGAACCTCACCCCCGCAAGACTTACATATATCAGTAGCCTCATTTACGTAAGAAACCATATTCCGACCACACTTATTGCATGTTACAGTCCACGGGGGCATAAACCCCTGTCCATAGGATGTGGGGTCTTCAAATGTCTTGGCATGCTGTTTAATGCGTTCACTCATTACTTTTTTCTCTCCGTCATTCGTATCATTCGTTTTCTTAGGGCGCGAGCCAACCCAACAAGATTGACATCCACCAGACTTTTTATTGGAAATGTGGTAGTCTGACTAAAGTGCGTAGAATCAAGAGGGACATTTGTATTCAGGGGTGCTGTATATCTTGTATCCCAGAATGCCTCAAGACGAATTTCCTTGCTATGTGGAATACTCGCTAGAATAATCCATGGTGCATGATAAACGTCCCATGCGGTCAGAATAGACCGGACACCGTGTACTATCTCAGCACAGAAAGGATCGGTGTGCGTTTGCTGGTCTATCCCATATATTGCCACTAGTCACCGCACCCCTCGGATACTTGTCTACATGCCATACACCGGATATGACAACCTTCCAGTTCTAGTGCTGTGTATTCTCCGCAATAATGACAGAACGTGTGGTATACTATTATTTCATTCCCGGTACTTTCTTGCACGTTCGCCATCCCTGTATCTCCATTGCCTAAATTTGCCTAGATGTCTGCCAATCACAGTGTTATATTTTTCGGGTAGAACTTGATTTGTCAGGACATCTAGGGCAACTTCTTGTATTATATCTTGTATATCAGCTTCCTGAATGTGATGGTATCGGCCTAATTTTCTTACTCTGTTGCTTATCTGCTCATAGTCTGCATCAGAAAACATCCAGCGTTCCTCGGTAATAAAACAACATAGTATCTATAGCAACAGTCGGTTCAATTGTTCCGTCTGGTTGTACTTCGTACTGTCGTACCCCAATAGACTCCGGGCTTAATTTCATACATGATACCAGTGCCAGTATTGATAGTAATAATAGGAATGTAGCGAGACAAACGAGTAGTGTATCTAGCCATGTCTCTTGTTTCTTCATCTGTTCTCATACTTCTTGGCACCAGATTGTACCATTAGGCGCGGTCCAGCAAAAGAGTCTGAGTGCATCACCCATTATATAAAAAGTAGATGCAATAACTAATGTTATGATAAAAAGTTTAATTAAACGCATGGTAGCTCCATAATCCTGAGTGTATATTTTCTTGTAATGCAAAAGGGTCATGCAACATATCTTGTATCATCTGCGCCCCTTCAGAACTGACTCCGCATGTTCTTTGATTTCCTTTGTCGATTTCCGGACAGGACTCCTCCGGTTCGAGGTCGATGGGGATGGAGAATGCTCTCGGGGAGCCGTAGACTTTGAATTTTCCTCTAGTTGTGTGTTCAGCCATAGAATGAAGTCCCTGAAAAGGTCTCTAATTAGTTTCTTGATTTCTCTGCGCGTATACCAGCTAAGGAGCCCCATATCGGATACGGTACGTCTCCGTCCCTTAGTGTCCGTGTCCCCACCCTTTATTGAGACCTTCCTCCACTATTTTCTTTATGTCATCTGAGTCCGCCGGACGTAAGTATCCATGCAATCTCGCCTTACCATCACGCTCATCTTCCGCCGGATGGTGTAGTACGAATACTATATCTTCAACCAGAGACTTGATGAATCCTCTAGGAACAAAGGAAGGACTTGCCGAGTGGGAGCTCTCAGTCGTGTTTACGACACGATTGAATGCGAGTTGTTTCTGCGCGGCTATTTCGTCGTCAGTGAGACCGGGAGGAAGTCCATTAAGGTACTCATCCTCTTTTTCTACCAGATTCCTTATAAAATCTATAATGGGTGCTACAAACACGTATGCGACTTTGAGTCTTAATTCGACTACATCCAAGTAGCCTACTGTTTTACGTAGTACCTTAAATAAAAATGATATAAATTCTTTTAGTGCATCACCAAAATTAGCCATAATTATCTTATCTCCTTGATTAGTGTCCATGATAGGGATAAAGTACCTGCCACACTTAAATCTACATCAAAACAATAAAACGGAGCCGAAACGACTTCGCACCCTATCTCGTCCGTGATATCCACTATATCCGCATTCCACTCACTTACCACCGTACCATCATAAATGGTATCGTCGGTATAGAAGCGGTCTATGTCTACATTGATCGTCCCGCCCACATTAGCAAAATAACAGATTGTGTCAAAGCCCCTAGCATCTACGCATTCATTCTCCCCCGCGGCCGTAGCAGTGTGTACAGCCGTATACTGAAACCATCCGGGGGTTTGACTGGTCGAAATAGTCTCGGTTTGTGCAGCTTGCGCATAAGGGTATATCCCGGCAAATAATACCAGTAATAGTACTAATCCTGTCTTTCTTAGTATCTTGTTCATTCCCATTCCCTCCATAAGTCTTGCGGACACGGCGAGTCATTAAACCACCCATTCTCGTGTGAGCCATCTCCTGTGCAGAATCCACTAATAATATGTAAGTACTCATGCATAAATAATTCTGTATTTAATATTCCGGGTACAGTGTCCGGGTATTGACCTTCGTTTCTATAAGCGTAATCTTCATGTATGTAAACCACCGCACGGCCCACCCCCTTATCGAGGAATACACATCCCGCAGCATTGCCTCCACAAAAAGGGTCACGAGTATAGTACATAAGGGGTGGCGGAAGCATATGGGGGTCTCCCAGCGGGCAGTATTCCTCAAAACATTGAATCTGTGTGTCCCATATGAACCTTTCCTCTTCATTCATCTCTCTAAACGTAGCGTCTATATTCGAACATCCAGTCAAAATAAAGAATAACAATAAAAACAAACCAAAATATCTATTCATTGTCCTGCCTTTTGATGTGTTTTGTAGTTCTCTATGCTAGTTGCCATAATGTTTAATATATTATATACATCAGTTTCCGTCCATTCATCCTTGTGTACCGGCAGGTAGATACCATTCAAGACTTCCCCTGTCTTCCTGTCCGTGTACTGGAATGCTTGATGTGGCTTGGGCTCGGCTCCCTGTAGCTTATCCGCATGTGGAACCGGCATGGAACCGGTTAGCCAATCATATTGGGGGAACTTTTGTCCAAGCTTTATTAGCAGGGACTCAGTGCTTATTGTTTCAGTCATTATATTCTCTATTCGGCTAGTCCTATTATCTATTGGACTTATAGTATAATTAAATACATATATAGTGTCTGTTATGTCTATATGGTGTCTGTTATGTCGGTGTCTATTATATGTCTTATAGTGTCCTATATATATATATATATATATATCCATGAGAAATGGATTTGTCAAGGGGTAAATGTAAATTATTTTTGTCGGGTCTATCTTTTTGAGTCATATACAGGACTTATATATACTGCTATTTTTGATAGCAGTATTAGTCGATACGTACAACTTGTATTAAGTGGCATTTTTGTGGTCATAGACTTAATACGCCTTGTACGTATCTATTCATTGCCACTATCAGACTCATTGTGTCCACATAATTAGATTTTGTTTATTACCTGTATATATTGGATTATACTGGATATGGACTCAATTGGACTCCACCCCGCGTAAGGACTTAATTAGACAACGTTTCTTTATCTGTAAGGGGTGGTGTGGCTAAACATAGGGGGGAGTCCAACCATGCCCCACCCTTCGACTTGATTGGATACAAGGCCAATAGAGTCAATAAAGCATATACCATATATGTACTATAGTCCATATAGACTTAATATGTCTTATTGACGCAATATGACTCATAGACGCAATATGTCCTATTGACTTAATATGACTCATTGACTTAATGTGTCTTATTGACTCAATTGGACATGGAGGGATTGACTTGATTGGACTGATATGACGTCCTATAGTCCAAATAAGTCAATCTTACCTATCCAGAATATGACGTATATACATTATATGGTCAATATATAGTCCTCCCTTTCTATCTAGTATAGTCTTATCCCATCCCGGTATAGTCTAAATAAGACAGTACCGGGATTGGGATGGGGATATAATGAGACTTGCCGATCACGTCTCGAGCCGTGGAATAGGCATAAAAGTCTCTGTAAGTCCTTGTCCTGCAATAATCTTTTGACTAATGTAAAATAGTACTTGACAAATGTATATCGGGCATAATAGTATATTAGTAACTTGATGGTACAGGAGGGATTAGAAATGCGAACCAAAGTAACAGTAATACGTAACGGTAAGGCATGGAAGGAATTTGATATTGAACGCGAGGATTACATGTTATCAATCACTGATGATGTAGGGCCCGTGTTAGTGTCTGCTTGGCCAATAGATGTAGATAATACAATTGTTGTTGATGTACATGTGCGGAAAGGCATTAGTTGTTATCGCGATGACGTTTTCTCTTATGTAATAAATATTATAGGGGAATAAACCATGAACATTGAATCCTGTTTTTATACGACAACGGGTGGCCACATTAGGTCTTGGAATACACATCTGGCAGAAGAATACTGGATGTACTGTGTAGGAAAGTTCGTATACAGGCATTATCTTATATGCGGGATGAAAGCGGTATATGAACATTTCGATGTTTGAATTATGATATGTAACGCGGCGCAGTGTATAATATACCATATATATATATATATATATATAAGGGGGGGTATAGAAGCATGCAGGCTATAGAGGATATAACGCGTTTAGAGGGGGATTTTCAAGCGATGCGGGAGCTCTACCCTGATGTGTTTACGGCGGTCCCCCACATTACGTGGAATAATCGC